TGAAAAAATTGAAGGAGATAGTACAGATTTAACAATCACGTCAGGAGCTAAGATCAATTTAACTGCAACATCAGATGTGCATATTCCAAACGATGTTGGAATAGTATTTGGTGGTGACTCAGAGAAAATTGAAGGAGATGGTACAGATTTAACTATATCAGCGAATAATTTAACAATAGATGCTGCAGCAGATATTACTTTAGATGCTGCTGGAAATAACGTAACCTTTAAATCTGGTGGAACATCTATTCTTGATATTAGTAATAGTTCAAGTGATGCTGTAATTACCTCTAGTGTTCAAGATAAAGATATGATATTTAAAGGTGACGATGGTGGATCAGCTGTTACAGCTTTAACATTAGATATGTCAGCTGCAGGAGCAGCTACATTTAATGATACAGTTATAGCAGCAGGTGGACAATTAACAACAACAGGAAAATCCATGGTTTTTGGATTTTAACTAGGAGGAAAATATAATGGCAAGTGAATTATTAAAAGTTTCGTTAAGCGCAGGAGTAACAAACTCAGAAAGCGTTTTACTAAACGGAGTTAATGGTCATACTTACACTATATTGTCAATAATTATAACTGAAACAGCAGGTGCTGCTGAAACAGTAGATATATATGTTGATGATGATGCTGGTGGTACAGATTATGAAATTCTATCTGATCAAGCCGTTGGAGCAAATGAAACTTTTGTTTTTAATGACAGATTAGTTATTGAAGACACAGATCATCTTTGCGCATCAACTGCAAGTTCAGCTAATGTTGATATTACTGTGACTTATTTAGATCAAACAAGATAATAGGAGATAAAAATTTATGAGTGGAAAAGTAACCGATAATTTGGGAAGATCATCTGGCTTAGTTAAAGCAGTAGCAGCTGGCCGTGAGGGCACTGTAGATTGGGATACATCAAATATTAAAACCTCAAATTTTACTGCAGAAGATGCTAAAGGATATTTTTGTAATACAAGTAGTTCAGCTTTTACAGTTACACTACCTGCTGGAAGTGCTGGAGCTATTGTTAGTGTAGCTGATTACACAAGAACTTTCCAAACAAATAACTTAACTATATCACCTGATGGTTCAGAAAAAATTGGTGGAGTTGCAAATGATCTAGTGTTAAGTACAGAAGGACAATCAGCAACTTTTGTATATGTAGATTCGACAGAAGGATGGATTAATGTTCAAAACGCAGAAGATACAGAAACAGGTAGAGTTGTAACTGCTTATATTACAGCTACTGGAGGAACTATAGCTACTTCAGGAGATTATAAAATTCATACATTTAATTCTTCAGGAACTTTTACAGTGACTAATGAGGGTACTTGCGCTGGTTCACAAAGATTAGACTATGTAGTCGTTGCAGGTGGAGGCGGTGGAGGTAATGCTGGAGCTCCTGATGGTTTTTCACCAGGAGGTGGTGGAGCAGGAGGATATAGAGAAGCCGTTCCTAGTCCTGCGGCTTGGACAGGCTCACCTTTAGCAACAACATCAGGTCTTACAGCCGCTTATCAAGCTTATCCAATTACAGTAGGAGGTGGAGGTGCTTATACATCATCTCCTAGTAGTTTTAGCGCATCAGGTACAAATTCAGTTTTTTCCACTATTACTTCAGCAGGCGGTGGTTATGGTGCTGGTAATAAAGCACCAGCAGTTGGTGCTGCAGGTGGATCGGGCGGTGGAGGACGAGGTGGATGTCCAGGTTCTAATTCTGGAGGAGCAGGAAATACTCCACCAGTAAGTCCGCCACAAGGTAGTGCTGGTGGAACTGGTGGAACTGGTACACCTGCACCAGGACATGGTGCAGGTGCTGGCGGTGGTGCTACCGCAGTAGGAGGAAATGCTTCAGGTACTAGTAATGGTAATGGAGGAGCTGGTGCAACAAGTTGTATAACTGCATCTCCAGTCGCAAGAGCTGGTGGAGGAGGTGGTGGTTCTCATACTCACGCTCCTTCAGGTGGAACTGGTGGAGCTGGTGGTGGAGGCAATGGTTCTCCTAATAATGGGTCAGGAACAGCTGGAACAGCCAACACAGGTGGTGGCGGTGGCGGCTCTGGTGCACAAAGTACAGGAGGCACTAATGGTGGTAGCGGAGTTGTAATAATAAGATACAAATTTCAAAATTAATATGTATTTACTGAACTTAAAAATTAATTTATAAAGAGAAAAATTATGGCACATTTTGCAAAAATAGGAATGAGTGGAAAAGTTATCGCAGTTTTAGTAGTAGATGATAAAGATATGCTTAATGCTGATAACGTTGAAGATGAATCAGTAGGACAACAATTTTTAGAGAGAAATAATAACTGGCCTGCACAAATGTGGATTCAAACTTCATACAATACATTAGCAAATAAACATTCATCAGGTAATAACTCTAAAGCATTTAGAGGAAACTATGCAGGTGTAGGTTTTGAATGGGACGAAGATAATAATATCTTTTGGCCTAAAAAACCTTTTGCTAGTTGGGTTAAACATACGTCATCTGCATCTTGGAAGTCACCTTTAGGTGATGCCCCAGCATTTACAGCGCAACAAACTTCACAGAATGAAGCTGGAAGTCACCATTGGGTATACTCATGGAACGAAGATGCGTATCAAGCTGATAATACAGCTGGTTGGGTTTTAGCAGACAGATTAGCATAATACTTTTTAATTACATTGACATTATAATACCTTCGTTTATAAAAAGGATTTGGTATGCAAAAGAAAGTATTATCGGAAATAGATTTATATTACGGCACAATCGATATGCCTCCAGGCTTTGAGATTGATAGAAAAAAACTTCAAACAGATATTTTAAAATCACAAATCCATAATGAAAATTTTCCATTTTCTAGAGAATGGGATAAATTAAATACTTATATGCGAGAGCATATAAATTTAGAGTACGATTTTTCTTTAGTAAATAAAGAAACGTGGGGAAATAGTTATAAACCCAAAGAAGTTTCAATTCCTTTATTAAATATAGAGCCAGTAGATTTAAGAAATTCTCCTGATTACACTTTTATTTATGGAGTAAATGTTAAAGAATGTACTGTTCGAATTCATTATGATGCAAATAGACGAGAAGGAAGAATTTGGGACATACCCTTAAAAAATAATGGGTTTATTATGTTTCCATCAACCAATATGTACTATTTAACTAATAATCAAAAGGATAGTTTAAATTTTGTGCAAACTATAACATATGAATATATCTAATAAAGAATATATGTTGGTTAATCTTCCATACGTAAAAAATAATATTAAACATTTTAAAAAATATGCTAATTTAGCTTACGAACGTTTTAAATTTAGTTATGGTGATATATCCTCTACTGCTTTTTATAGATACTATAATTGTATAAGTTTACTTGTTGGGTCTTTGTATTATTATAAAATGTTTAAAGATGTATTTAAAATTATTAGAAAATACTCTAATTCAAAAAAACCTTTATGGTTTCAGTGCTGGCTAAATTTTCATAAAGAAAATGATTTATTAAAATGGCATCATCATCCTGGTGCTTTGTTTCATGGATATATTTCTATAGATCCTAAAAACACTGAAACTATTTTTAAAAATTATACTATAAAAAATAAAGTTGGAAATGTTTATATAGGACCATCTTTAAATGAACATAAAGTTATAAGTAAAAAAACATATAATAATACAAGAATAACCATAGGTTTCGATGTTATTGACGAAAAAACAATTAAAAAAATGTATAAAAAATATGGAGAGTTAGATATTAATACAAGTTTTCTACCTATATATTAATGAATATATCTAAGTACTATTGGTATTTTAAATCTGCATTAACTCCTCGTTTTTGTGATGAAGTTATTAAATATGCATTATCCCAAGAAGAAAGTATTGCTCGAACGGGAGGATTTGATAACCCAAGCTTAAGTAAAGACGATGTTAAGAATATCCAAAGAAAAAGAAAATCGGATTTAGTTTGGTTAAACGATACTTGGATATATAAAGAAATACATCCTTATGTTCATAAAGCAAATAAAGCCGCTGGTTGGAATTTTCAATGGGAAAGATCAGAGCCTTGTCAGTTTACTAAATATAAACTAGGTCAATATTATGATTGGCATAATGATCCTTGGGATAAGCCTTATAAAAGAAAAGAAGGTGATCCCGATAATGGTAAAATTAGAAAACTTTCAACGACGTGTCAACTAACTGATGGATCCGAGTATACCGGGGGAGAACTACAATTTGATTTTAGAAATTATGATCCTCATATGAGAGATGAAAGTAAACATGTAAGAAGCGTAC